GGCACGTTGGTCGACGAGACCCACGTTTTCGCCACAAAGTCGCATGCGGCAGATATTTTCCTTGAGATCCGCGGTGCGCTGGCCGCGCGGCCGGACGGTTTTCTGATCCAGATTACGACGCAATCGAAGGCGCCGCCGGCCGGCGTGTTCAAGTCGGAGCTTGAGCGCGCGCGCGATGTGCGTGACGGCAAGCTAAAACTACCGAAGCCGCTTTTGCCGGTGCTCTATGAGTTGCCGTTGAAGCTGGCCAAATTCGGCGGCTGGAAGGACGAGAAATATTGGCCGCTGGTCAATCCGAACCTCGGCCGCTCGGTCGATGGCGAGTTCCTCCGGTCGTCCTTAATTGATGCCGAGCGCAAGGGCCCGGCCGAGCTGGCGCTATTCGCCAGCCAGCATTTCAATGTCGAGATAGGCATCGCGCTCCGGTCCGATCGCTGGCCGGGATCAGAATTTTGGGAAAAGCAAACCAAGGCGGGTCTGACGCTCGAAAGCCTCCTCGAGCGCAGCGAGGCCGTCGTTGTCGGCATCGATGGCGGCGGCCTTGATGACCTGTTCGGGCTGTGCGTCCTTGGTCGAGCCAAAGACAATCAGGATTGGCTGTGCTGGTCGCACGGTTGGTGCCATTCCGGCGTCCTGCAAAGGCGCCAAACGATAGCGCCGACGCTTCAGGACTTCGCTCAACGCGGCGAACTGACCATCGTCGATGACGAACTCGGCGATATTTCCGAAATCATCGAGGTCATCGGCGACATCAAAGGCCGCAATCTTCTGCGCGGCGTTGCGGTCGACCCGGCCGGCCTCGGCGAGTTCATCGACGCTTTGGCTAATATCCAGATCACGCCGGACAACAAGCTCGTGGTCGGCGCGCCGCAGGGCTTCGGCATGATGAATGCGCTCAAGACCGCGGAGCGCAAGCTGGCCAACGGCACGCTGTGGCATTCTGATTGCGCGCTGATGTCGTGGTGCGTTTCTAATGTCAAGATCGAGCCGACCGCGACGGCAATCCGCGCCACGAAACAGAATGCCGGCGACGCTAAGATCGACGTTGCGATGGCGCTGTTCGATGCGGTGGCCTTGATGGTGCAGAACCCGCAGCGTGCGCCGGAATATCAGATGATCTTTGCCTGACCTTCAGTTCAATCTCACAGAGGAGTGTAAAATGGCAGCAGTACCAGTGACACTGAGCGGCGTGATGTTCCCGAAGGGCAAGGCCGGAGGCGATAAGCCGGTGCCTTGCACAATTGTCGCTTACGCTTGGGCCACTGGGCTGGGCGTTGGCGGAGGTCCGATGCCTGGTGGCGGCGCTAGTGGCGCGCATCCTGAGCATCCGATGGTTCCTCCTGGCGGGTATCCACATCCGGAGCACCCGATTGTTCTTCCGCCCGAGACGCCGGTGCCGCCGGAGATTCCGCAAGATCCGTCAGTGGTGAAACCGCCGCCTCCAGAAGGCGGTTGGGGTTGGTCGCCCGCCTATGGCTGGGGATATTTCCCTGGCAGTAGCGGCGCTGGCCCGAAGAAATAAAAACGAGAAATAGGCGTTGGTGACGGTGGCGATTGCTGCCGTCACTTTTGCTCTCGGAGAAGACCAATGATCGGCACACTTATCAGCATCATCATCACTTTGATTGTAGTTGGTGTGATTTGGTGGGCCGTTCAACAATTATTGCCGTTGATTCCTCTGCCTGAGCCATTTCGCAGAATCATTTATGTCTTGTTGGTCGTCGTCCTGGTTCTCATCGTCGTCTATGTGATCCTTCAATTGCTCGGAGCAGTTATTGCCTTGCCGCATTGGGTACATGGAGGACTCCATGCCTTTGCCTAACCCGAACAAGAACGAGACCGAGCAGGAATTTGTCAGCCGCTGCATTGGCGTCGTTGTTGGCGACGGCACGGTGGACAATACGCCGGACGGCCGCGCGCAGGCCTCGGCAATGTGCTTCCGGCAATGGCGCGACTCGAAGAAATCGGCCGGCGTCGAGCGCGCCTATAGCCTGCTCAGCATCAAATCGTTTGATGAAGAACAACGCGTCATCAGCGGCATGGCGACCACACCGCAGACTGATTTGATGGAAGATGTGGTTGAGCCGCGCGGCGCTCTCTTCAAGCTGCCAATCCCGTTCCTTTGGCAACATGATTCGCGACAGCCGATTGGCCACGTCCGCACCGCCAACGTGACCGATGACGGCATCGAGGTCGGCATTCAGCTCGCCAAGGTCACCGATCCCGGCAAATTGAAGGATCGGCTCGACGAGGCCTGGCAATCCATCAAGCACGGTCTTGTTAGAGGTCTGAGTATTGGTTTCAAGGATCTGGAAAGCGAACCAATCAAGGGCTCGAACTGGGGCCGCACCATCAAGAAATGGTCGTGGCTCGAGCTCAGCGCGGTGACGATCCCGGCCAACGCTGCCGCCTCGATCACCATCATCAAGCAAATCGATACCAAACTGCGGGCCGCGACTGGCCAGAAGCAGACGCCGCCGGAACCGCAATCCGGCGAGAGCGAACAAGATTTCATGGACCGCTGCACCTCGGCAATGGGCGATTCCACAGATGCCGAGGATCAATGCAGCGCGGCGTGGGATAACGCCCAGAAGGCAATGCCTGGCGACACAGGCAAAAGCAAACCGGCCGGCGCCTCGGCGAGATCAATCAGTGTCAAACCGAAGGGGGCCGTTATGGCCAAACTCACGATCACGGAGCGCATCACCAACTTGGAGGCGACGCGCGCCGCAAACGTCGCCGCGCTAGAGACGATCAGTCAGAAGGTAACGGACGAAGGCCGGACCAAGGACGAGACCGAGCAAACCGAGTTCGACGACTTGATGACAAAGATCGAGGGCGTCGATCGCGAATTGTCCGATTGCCGGAAGATGGAAAAGCTCAATAAAGCAGCAGCCAAGCCGATCGACGGCTCATCGCCGGATCGCGCCGCCGAAAGTCGCGGTTCGTCGTCGATCATTTCCGTTAAATCGATGGTGCCGCGGGAGAATCTCCTCGCCCGCGCAGTGATCTGCAAACTGGTGGCGCATAAGGAACATGCCAACGCCGCCGAATTGGCCAGGCAACACTATCCTGACACGCCAGAGGTCGAAATGTACCTCAAGGCCGCGGTGGCCGCAGGCACCACAACCGCGTCGACCTGGGCCACGGAATTGATCTATGCCAGCAATCTGCCGGGATCGTTCATCGAGTATCTGTGGGGCCGCACAGTGCTGTCGAGAATTCCGGGCTTCACCAACGTGCCTTTCAATGTCCGCATTCCGCGGCAGACCGGTGCCGTGGTGTCGTCATGGGTTGGTGAAGGTGCATCAAAGCCGGTCGGCAAGCTCGCATTCGATACGGTGACGTTGCGCTGGGCCAAGTGTGCCAACATTGTGCTTTTTACCCAAGAGCTCGCGCAGTTCAGCAATCCGGCGATCGAGGGCATTGTCCGCGATACGTTGGCCAATGCCATCGCCACCTTCATCGACAAGCAGTTCTTCGATCCTACGGTAACCGCCGTGTCCAACGTCTCGCCGGCATCAATCACCAACGGCGCGGCGAATGATCCGGCATCCGGCACGACGATCGACGCTCTGATCAATGATGTGAAGCAAGCATTTGCTCACTTCAATCTGTTCAACATTCCGCTTGACGGATTGGTCTGGGTGATGGAGCCAGCGAACGCTGTGGCCATCGGCATGCTGCGGACCACACTGGGCGTCGAGGCCTTCCCCGGCATCAATAACACCGGCGGCACGCTGCTCGGATTCCCGGTGTTCGTAACGCCGAATCTGACGGCCGGCCAAATCGTGTTGATGCGGCCGCAAAATATCCTCATCGCCCAAGATGGCGGCATCGCTATCGATATCAGCACCGAGGCCTCGGTGCAGGCCGACAGCGCGCCGGCAACGCCACCGACTGGCGTTGTCAGCCTGTGGCAGCAGAACATGGTCGGCATCAAGGCCGAACGGTTCATCACCTGGGTCAAAGCCATCGACGCGGCGGTTTATTACATCACCAGCGCCACCTACGGCGGTGTTGCCACCGCGCACTAAGCGCAAGCGCAATCGTTCGGAGTGGCGATTGCGAACAGGGCGGAAGTCGCACGCGCGGCGTCCGCCCGCAGGTATCGGAGTGCAAGCCAATGAGATTGATCGCCGAAAAAGCTTTTTCCTTTCCGATTATCGGCGGCGCCGCGTTGCAGCCGGGCGATCAATTCGATGTCAATGATGCCGAGGCCGATGTGTTAAAGCGCGCCGGCCTCGCTATCGAAGCGCCGAGCAAACGCAAATATCAACGCCGCGACATGCAAGCCGAAGATAGTGCCGACGCCGAATGAAACTCTTCGGCCGCGAGATCATCATTCGCAAGCAACTATCGGTCCCGCCCAGCGGCATTGATTACACGCGGGGCTGGCTGCGTATCAACGAGCCATATACCGGCGCCTGGCAGCGCAATGACCCGTTGCCGGTCGAGAACATTCTCGCCAATACAACTGTGTTCCGCTGCATTTCGCTGATTGCCGGCGATATCGCCAAAATGGAAGTGCAGTTATTGGAGGAGGATGCCGACGGCATCGGCCAGGAAGTCGAAAATTCTCCGCTCGACAACGTCATCGAGGAACCAAACAGCTATCAGAACAGCATCCAGTTTTTCGAACAATGGATGTTTTCCAAGCTGATCAACGGCAATACCTATGTGCTCAAAAAACGCGATGGCCGCAACGTCGTCAGCGAAATGTTCATCCTTGACCCTGGCCGGGTGCGGCCGATGGTCGGTCCCGACGGATCGATCCTCTATCAACTGCAGCGTGATATCCTGGCCGGCGAGCAGGAGAATATTATGGTGCCGGCCAGCGAGATCATCCACGATCGGATGAACGCGTTTTATCATCCGCTCTGGGGTCTAAGTCCGATCTACGCCAATCATCTACCGGCG